CTACGGGGTACTGACCACAGGGTTTGATGCTCCAAATACCAATGCAGTTGTTATCACTAGACCCACAGGTTCATTAGTCCTTTATTCTCAAATGATTGGGCGAGGAATTCGAGGGGTTAAAATGGGCGGCACTAGAGACTGTACTCTAATTGATTTAGAGGACAATTTAACGGGTTACCCATCAGAACAACAGGCATTTAAATATTTTGACAATCACTGGAGGACATAAACATGGCTGAAGTAGCAAAAACACTAAAAATCCAAGAAGTGCAAGGAAATCCTATTATCCCTGCGCCAACAGCAATTGAGACTTTTAGAGATTCTGGATATAAAAGTACGGCTGCCGCTTTAGCAGAACTAATTGATAACTCAATTGAAGCTGAAGCAAAAAATATTCAAGTAATTACCTTTGAGGAGCCTGTAACGTTAGCACGTAGAACTGTGCATCAGGTCAAATCTATAGCTGTTTATGACGATGGATGCGGTATGCCTCCAGAAGTCCTCAACCTATCCCTACAGTTTGGTATGGGGACTCGTATTAATACCAGAAAAGGAATTGGTCGCTTTGGAATTGGTTTACCAAACGCATCTGTAAGCCAATGTCGGCACGTTGAAGTATATTCATGGCAGGACGGGCAATGTTATAAAACACACTTGGACATCGATGAAATTAAGGCAACAAAACAGCAAAACGCCAACCCGGTAATTAAATGTGAATTGCCAACACATATTCTCTCAGAAATCGAAGGAGATGTCGGAGATTCAGGCACTCTAGTTGTGTGGAATAAATGTGATAGGCTGGATATCAATAAATCTGGGACACTCTATCGCCATATGGCAAAGGATTTATGCCGAATTTATCGACATTTCTTGGATAATGACAACTCTTATGGCAATAAAGTTAACGTAAATTTGATAGTGGCAGGTCGGGATCGTGAAGTGTTTCAGCTAAAAGCTAATGATCCCCTCTATTTACTGACCCCTAATAATGTCCCAGAATATGAAAATAAGGCTACAAACTTACTCCATGGTAGCCCTGTTAAGATTGAGGTGCCATACGGAGAGAATGGTAAAATATCTGTTGTTGAAATGAGATTTTCTATAGCTCTTCCTGAAATTCAAAGTCTTGGTGGTAACTCAGATATCGGGCAACACTATAAAAATAATACCGGTATTTCTTTTGTACGAGCATGCAGAGAAATTGATTTTGGTGACTTTGGTTTCTTCAATCCTCGTGATGAAAGACAACGTTGGTGGGGATGTGAAGTCCGATTCGATCCAGTTTTAGATGACTTATTTGGCGTAACTAACAATAAACAGTCTTTGCGCGGCATCAGATATATTGATACCAAAGAGTTTGAAAAAGAATTCGGTGAAAGCTGGGAAGATGAAATTAAAGACGACCCACGTTTATGGCTAATGTATCATCTAAGTAAATCTTTTTATGGGAACCATAAAAAGATTATGGATACTGTGCTTGCAAGAGGTGCCGGAAAACGTAGTGAAGGTGGAGCTAATTTAACGGAAGAAAAATCTACCAAAATTGCAAATGATCAGTTGCAAAATTCCACTGAAAAAACAAGATCTACAATTGAGTCCTCATCAAAAACGGATGAGGATAAAAGAAATGAATGGCTGGCCTCTCTTGAGGAAAAAGTTCCGGAGCTTTCGGAGGAAGAGAAAGTCGACTTAGTAGATAAAAAATCTAAACTAAAAATTGATTTTGATTTTGACGTTTGGCCTGGTGAACAATTTTTTACTATAGAGACACGAGGCGAAACACTGGTTGTCGTATTAAATAAAAAACACTCATTCTATACAGAGCTATATGAACCTTTGTGCGTTGATGAAAATGACTCTAGGTTATCTGATGCCTTAGATCTTATGATGATGGCATACGCTCGTACTGAAGACGAATTATTTAGCTATGAAGATGAGCTACAGGAGATTCGTTCACGCTGGGGTAAATATGTTCAAAAGTTCTTAAAAGCATTAAAAGAAGAGGCTTAATTACTTCCCCCGCTTCTCAAACGGCCGGAACCCAAACCAGAAGGCCATGACGCCGCCGATGATGGCGTAGTCTTCTGCAGCCAGTGGGATTTCATTCAGGCGGGCGTAGATGTACCAGGCCATGGCCGCGAAGGTCACCAATGGGCGGACGCTGGAGCGCAGGCGGTTGCTGAATATGTCGGTTTTATCGAAAGTGGCAACATCATGCTGGCGGGCTTTATCAATCTGCTCGGCCAGAAACGCCTGCATCCGTTCATCTTTGGTGGCGTAGGCTTCTACCGCGCCGAGTACGCGGCCAACCACCCCTTCATCCACACCGGCCTCGCTGGCGATGGATTTGGTGTTTCCTTTCAGGAGGCCAAAAAGGCCTCCCAAAACAGTGGTAGCAAGTTGAATCATAAGTACAAAGCCTCCTTAATATCGAAATTGGGGCACGTTTTGTGCTGGTTGAAATAGTTGTGTGGAAACGCCTCGATGCCGGGGAACAGCTTCTCCAGCATGGCGTGAATGCGCCGTAGGGCGGCAAACTGCGCCTGGCCAAAATGGTGGTCGCCAATCAGGCAGGTGCCGATGCTGTCGTGGTTGTGGCCTTTGCAGTGGGCACCGCTGATGTCCAGCGTGCGGCCAACTTCGATTTCACCGTCTTGGCGGATGATGAAGTGGTAGCCCACATCGTCCCACCCGCGTGCCAGATGCCATTCCCGAATGAGGCCCACATTGCCGCCGTTACTGGCGCTGCAATGGATGATGTGTTTGTTGATTGTTCGCATGTTTGTTTCTCCTGTTTGGGCATGAAAAAAGCCACCCGGAGGTGGCTTGGTTAAGTGATGGGCGGGTTATTCAGTAAAAATCGGCTCTAAATCCCCACTGGTGGAATCGTTGGTGTAGCGCAGCGTGGCCAGCAGTTCGTCGTCTCGCTCGGCGAAGCTCACACCGCCGATGCAGGTTAGCACCACGCCGTACTTTTTGGAAAGTTCGGCTAGCTCGGTGGTGAAGGCTTCAAAGTTGGCTTGAGTTTGGGTGTTCATTGGCTTGTTCCTTTCATTTTCTGAATCACATGAACGCTTCATTTCCGCACAACATCAAGCGAATAAGCGCCATTTTTTGAATGAATCTTGAAGCTTTTGATCGTCTCGCGGATGTCCTCCACCTGGGATTTAATCACGGCAATATCCTGCCGCATTTCGCCCACGGCTTTGCGGCCGGTGATGTCGTTGTCCACCTGTCGTTCCAGCGTACCGAGGCGTTCATTCACACGAGCAACGTGGCTGGACATCCACGACACGACCTTCACCAAAGTCATCACTAAGCCCACTGCATTGGCCAAAATACCAACCAGCAAGCCCCATTCTGCTGGGGACATAGGGTTTTCTCCTTTATTTGTTAAGATTGATCAGCGGTATGGACGCTGGCATGCTCGGCTACGCAGGAAATCTCCACCTGTTCACCACGGGGCTGTACGGCGATGACGCGGGCTTTCACCGCCCAATCCTCGCCTACACCAAAGGCAAAGTGAGTGCGTTCCTCTGTTGTGCCCGTAAATGGCGTAAAATCGAGAGTCTCTCCCAGAATCACTTCCGTCGCATTGTTACCTGCCGTGACCAGCCACGGGCCGCTGACACTGCCGTCCCGCTTGCGGAGCGAGATGTAGTGGCTTTGCCCGTCTATAAACGTCACCGGCTCGGACAGGCTTAAGGTCGGGTGATCGTAGGCAATGATTTCTCCCGCTTCGCCCCAGCGCGGCATATCATGGCTGATACTGATCAGATCGCCGTAGGTGGGGATCAGCCCCTCCAATTCCGTGCGAAATGCAATCAGCCGCCGCCGGTAACGGTTTGCGGCCGCCATGTACTTGCCTTCCCGCAGTGCCTGATCTTTATTCGTGCAGCCATACAACGCCACTTTGGCGGGTTGGCTGGCCGTACTGCCCGGCAACGCCGCTGTGACTTCATCTGGCTTCCAGGTTTTATCGTTGAAATATTCAACCGTGACGGCATCGGCGGTATCTTCACCCGGCATCACATATTCAATACTGAAGCTGTTTTTCACGATATTACGGGGTGAAAACAGCGCGACGGGCAGCGTTTTGGCCTCATCCCTTACCACCCGCACGATACCGCCCTGCAAAAACGGTACAGCCCGTCCGCAGCGGGCAATCCGGTTCAGGGCTTCCCACACGGTTAGTTTCTGGTCGAACACCGCATCAAAGGTATCGAAGCGATTGGCCCATAGCACATCCAAATCGTACAGCGCCTGCAGATCAATCCGCGCATCAGCCAGCTTTGCGCCATAGTCTGAGCGCAACACATCCGCGATCACCCAGGCAATGGAGCGGGTTGGCACGGGTGTTGTCCAGCCCCCAGGATTGGATTGTGTGGGGGGCGACCAAATCGGCAGCTTCCGCATGACAATACAGTTCACCAGCCGTGAGGAGCGCTGCGAGAGATTATCCGTCGCCCGCATCTTCAAGGCCAGCATAGTGACGTTATCTGGCATGGTGGTACCCACAATGTGCCCACGCAGGGCGGACCAGCGCAGTTCATGCCCAGCGCGGGAGTCTGTGTCCTTGCTATCCGTCCGCAGAGCTTGCACCTCGTAACGGCCAGCAGGCACGGTGTACTTGTGGGTTTGGCGGATGGGATTGTTATCAGCAGCGTCGTGGCTTTCCGTTGCCAGGGTGACCCACCCGCCGACGGCGTTGCCTTCGTCATCAATCTGCCGATACTGGAACGTCCAATCCACCTGTCGCGTGCTGAAAGAGCCATCGTTGTTCGCATAATACAGACCACGGGGCATCTCAATGTCCACCGCAATGGTGGTGATTTGCGTTTCGGCTGGGTTCACCACAAACGGCCCGACCCAAGCGCCACCATCAGCCGTTGCCAGCAGTTCTTGCCCGGCAATTTCCGGCGCAGTGACCACATCCGCATCAAACAGGGTAACACTACCACCTGGCTGGATGATTTCGCTGGTAATCTCCTCAAAGGAGCTGAGGGGCGTATCTTCAATGCGGATTTGCTCAATATCATACAAGCCTTGCCCAATCACATGCAGCTGAAACAAAAACTGCTCGTTGTTCACATACTCCGTGTAGGGCGTAGCGGCAAAATCTGGATACACAATGTGGCGGCCGTAAATGACGGGAATTGGCTCGCCCAAGCGGGCGGAGTTGCCTTGCCCTTGCAAGGAATACGTTGGACTAGGCGCCTGTTGGCTGGCCACCGTTGGCAACGTGGGCGATGGCGGCGGTACGAGCACATTCACCAGAACCGACCCGGCCAATGCGACACCCGCCGTGAACAAGGCCACGCCCACGGTACTGGTGACGCCGACCATGCCTGCCAAAGCTGCGCCCGCGTAAGGCGCTGCCACCATGACGGCCACCATCAGCACGGTGCGAAGAATCTTGCCACTATCACCGCCACCACCTTGGGGCAACGCCACAAAGACAATCACGCCAATCGCCGGTGTGGTTGGCCAATCGGCACGGAGCACGGGCTGGCCATCCACCACGCAAATGGTGGGCACATCAAACTCCATAATCCCTTGGCTGTCTAACCATTCACGGATGGTACAGTCCTCGGTGATCGGGAATACCTCCCGATGCTGCTCCGGCCGGAACGGATTACGCTGAATGGCAATGCTACTCTGCATAGCGGTAAAACCCCTCAATTTTCCAGCCGCTCAGGCTGAGGCTATGTTGCTCTTGAAAAACCACGCCACTTTGGCGCTCGGCGTGTAGAACCCCGCCGCCATCCACATCCAGCCACACGCCCACATGAATAGGATGGCGGCTCTGGCGCAGCAGCACGACATCTCCCTCGTTCGGGGTATTGGTGGGCTGCCAATCTTGACGGACAGGATGAGTTTCAATCGTGCGAATCAATTGGCGGAGATTGTCTTGTTCAACAGGGATAATCTCCAGCGTGCGCCCATAGTGCTGCCGTTGAATATCCACTACCAGCCCCCAACAATCGAAAGCGTCAGGGCCATCAGCCGCCACGCACCATGGCTTGCCGATGTAGGCTTCTGCCCAGTGATTCATCTGTTTTTACCTTGTTAAACTCGGAAACGTCTGCGCGTTGTAGGTTTGGCCCGGAAACGCCTTATTGCCCACATCCAGCATCCGTGCGCGGCCGCTAACACGCAGCGGCGTGGCGGTGACTTCCGTCAGCACCAGTGTGATAGGTGGATCGAGTTGTGGGCCTTCAACATCCGTTGAAAGATACGGCCGATAGGTCACTTCAATGGTGTCCTGGCTTTCAGCGGCTGCATCCAGATGCTTCACAATCTCGCGGCTCACGTTATCCAACGTGATGACGATTTCCGGCACGGGCGCAGTGCTCACGGGCGGGAGTTCTAAATCAAAGCCCATGGCAATAAACGTCACCATTTGCCCTGCATCTAATGGCGCAGAAGCTTCCAACCGCGCCGTTAAATCCACATTATCCCGCACCACCCGTATGGCCATGGGTTGGTCGATTTCATCCGTGAACGACGGGTGCCGCAGCTCCAGCGTATGCAGAATCACCACATCACTGGGGGCTGCAGCGTAGGCCTCCCGCAGGGCTTGTGCCAGCGTAGGGTCAGGCATCGTTTTGCTCCGTATCGGTAATACCTTGCAATTCATGACGCGAGGTTTGGGCTGTTACCAATTTCGCCACATGCTGAGCAATATCCAAATACGGCTGATAAGCAGGCAAACGCCCTTCAGGGATAGGAAATTGGGTGGCACCATCTTGCAGAATAAACGCTTTTTCTGTGTCACTGAGGATGAAACCGACAGCTTTAATCGACATGCCGCCTTCCATGCCTAAGTCTGGCGCTACCAGCTTGTGGCCAATCGTAGCCAGATCGTGCAAACAATTAGCTAAAGTGTCGGTGTAGGTTTGGCTGTCATCGCTCACGCTGACCGTGCCGTTGGGTTCAAGAATAAAATGCGCCATGCGGCGTTCTCCTTTCATATGATTGGTATTAGGGGGAAAAGAAGCTTTAGCTGCCCGTAATAACGGCGCGAAGAGCTTGCTTTTGGGCTTTGATGGCAGCCTGTTCGCCAAAGTACGTCAGACCTGCGTTGTCCATCAAATCTTCAATATGACGCGGCAGGATTTTATCCATGGCGGCTAGTTGTTCCTTGGCATCATAAATCGCAGCGGATTGTTCCGCTTGCGTGATCACAGCGGCCATATCTGGCTTAGTCCCGCTTTCGGTTTGAATCTCCAGCAGGACATATCCGCCACCAATCACCGTTGTGCCTTGCCAATCGGGGTAGAGTTCCCGAATGGCGTGTTCGTAGATGTTCATAGGGTTTTCTCCTTATGCATTCAGATTGTTGGCCACCCAGTGCATGATGTTGTCACCGGTGCTCGCGGGGCTGTAAACCATGTGATAATGGTTATAGCCCGTCGTCCAGACCTGGCCGTTTTCCATAATCAACAGCGGTGCAGAGGATTCATGACGCCCATCACCACAGCCTTTAAAGTTAAAATCAATCACCTTAATGCCGCCTGTGTTAATAGGCAGCACGCTGGGGGTGAACTGGTTGATATTGTCGCACTGGCCATTGGCGTGGTTGTTGTGTGCCCCAGCGGAATAGAGAATCCCTGTATCCAAGTCCAAGGCAAACAGCGCCATAGAGCCGCCATCATCGTAGATGTAACTCTGTGCCCAGCCCACTTTGGTGTTTTTGCCGACAAAGAACGAGCCATGCCAGTTTTCCAGACCGCCACCCACACTGTTATTGAGGCCATTCCCACGCCAACCACTGAAATTGCGCCCCCAGGTTTGGATGAGGCCGTTGCTTTTTTTCAGCCAGCCGCCCACCCATAACTTGATGCTGAAATCCACCACATCAGTGGCTAGTAATTTAGGCACGGATTGCTCCTGCCCATTATTGTTGCTGGAGTTGGGATAACCCGCAAAATAGTTGCTGTCGTTATTCTGGCCGCAGGTGTAGAGCTTGCCCGTATTGGTGAGTAACCCTGCCAAGCAGAAATGCGATGTACCAGAGTTTTGGTAGGACGCGATGGCTTTCACCACATATTCTGAAGCCGAACCGGGGACGACACTTACGGGCCGCCGTGCGCCGATCAGGTTATTGTAGGGAATTGAGCCGCCATGGCTAATGCCCGCGGCCCCGCGCAGATTATAGCCCCATACATAGGTTTTATAATCGCTGGCATCGACCCCAAACACCATGCCATTCACACTGGTGCTGCCGCCAATATGTAGGTATTTTTGCCCTAACTTATAACCAGTCAGTATGGCGTTGTTGGTTTGTGTGCCTGTGTCATCCAGGCATTGCTCCCCATTCCAGCCGTAGGCATAGCAATCGTTATTTTCCAGGCGCACAATAAACCCGCGTTCGCCTGTATGGTTGTTGTACTCATTGGTGACGCATTCTACTGCTCTGACGGGTAAATCAATCACATTCACCCCCTGAAACCAGTTGGTGTTGCCAGTACCGAGCACCCCTTCAGCCGGATTACCAAAAGTGGCGATTTTGTTTTGGGTTTGTGAACTCACAATCACATAATCCCACCCGCACCATACCTGATCGACTGGCCCAAAATCGGTGGGCAACCACACGGGAATAAACTCGCGGATATAACTGCCTTCGGTCACGCCACCTGCGCCACAAATACGCTCATAACCACGGGCATAGAGCCGCCCATCACTGCCTTTGATAATCAGGGATTGGCTGGGCATATTGGTTTCTGGTGTGCCAATGGCCACCGCGCCACCCGTAAGTAACGGGTACTCAATACCAGCGGCATCCAGATAGTACAATTTACCATCGGTTTTGGCGTACACCTTGCCAAAATCAGTGGTGGAGTTTGGCTTGTCAGTCTGTTCCTTTACGGAAATGACGCCATCAATGGTTAACCGCTCATTCATAGCCGTAGTGCCAAGGCCGATCTCGCCTTTGCCGTTCATCACCAGAATATCGGTATCGAAAGCATTATCCAGCGCGGTGCTGGAAGCCACGAACTTCAAATGATTATGCGGGTGTGAGCCAGCGCCATTATACTGCAGGGCAAAACTACGGTTACCGTTTTCCCCAAACTTGATGATGCCGGAATTAACGCTATCCGCGCCCCAGTTCTGCATAATGGTCAGGGCACCATTTTCCAAGTGCAGCCTGTCCAGCGGTGTGTTTGTGCCCACACCAATATGACCATTCGGCTTGATTCGCATGGTTTCCTTGTAACCCGTGGCAGAGGTTCGGATGCCCATGACCATGTCAATGCTATCGCCTTGTTGACGCTCGCTGCCGATCGTTACAGCTTCTCCACTCACTTGATAAAAAGAGAGCACAGCCTTGGCGCCGGCCACCTCACGGCTATTATGCAGCTTCAACAATGCCTTGGTTTCGTGCGGTGTCTGGCCGCTGTCATCTACATCGGTTTTCACATGCACATGGGCATTTTCGGCATCGTGGTCGTAGCCAAACATGGTGTCCTGCAGCAGACGGATTGCACCATTATCACGGTTCACCTTCAAATGGGTGCCTTGGCTTGCCCCATTCACCTGCGAAGTCAGCTGCAGCTGATTCCCCAGCGCATCATACAAAAAGGTAAAGCCGGTTTGCGGACCGCCTTCGCCAAAAGTGAGGCGAGGATTGATGGATTGAGACTGATCCCCTTCAATAAACAATTCAGGCTCATGCCCCGCTGTACCCTTCAAGTGCAGCAGGGCTTCAGGGGCTACTGTTTCGCCAATCCCCACCCGTCCGTTGGTGTCCACCAGCATGCGGTCTGCCCCGCCGGTTTTGAAGCGCAAACGGTTATCATTAGCCGCCCGTTCGGTTTCAATACCCGTATCCCCATCTGCATCCTGTACTTTGGTTTGCAGGGCAGAACTGGCGGCCTGTTGCGCCCAGTGCCTGGCACTGTATTTACCAGCTTCAACTTCCTGGCCAGAGGGTTTATCGGCCCAGTCTTCCGCTTTACTTTCAGCAGTTTGCGCGGCGGTAGCGCTGGCTACAGCTTCATCGCGCATTGTTGTTAAGGTGGCTATATTCGCTGTGAGTGCCGCATCAGCATCAGCCATGGTTTTGGCCAACGTTTTCACGGGGCCGCTTTCAGTGGTAACGGTGCTGCTCGCGCTGCCATTCACAATATCATGCAATTTTTGGCTGGCAGCTTGGGTTTTGCTCACCGCTGCTTGCAAATCAGTTTCCAATGTCATGGGTTATGCCTCCTTAATTAAACTGCCGAAATGAACGGTATTGTGTAGCTGGTCGATGGCACTCAACAGGCCATCAATGTTGTTGGTTAGGAGCAAGCTCAGCGTATCCGCTTGCAAGGTTGGCCGCTCGCGGATTTCCAACTGACTGGTTACCGTCCATAAGCGTCCATTAAGCAAGCGAGCATCAAATTGCTGGGTAAACCGAGCATTGTGGGTGGTAATGCCCACGCCACCGAGCAGATCAATGTCAAAGAAGGCCGCGCCTTCCTTGGCATAGAGTTTGTACCAGGCCTCAAACACCGCAAACTGATTACGGGTCATCAGCCAACGCACCGCAATGATGCTCGGCACAGACGTAAACCGCCGCCGTTGGCGGGCAAGCCCAGCTTCCATATCCGTCCGCAAAATCGCATCCCCCGGCTGCACGCCGTAGCCATCTACCGTCGGCAATGGCAATGTTGGTGGCCAAGATATTGTCATAGGCTCTCCATTAAAAAAGCCACCCGTGGGTGGCCAAAAGCGTTGTTTATGTTATTTTTTCTTATATTGTCGTTTGTACCAACATTTTGGAAAATTCGTACATCCCACAAAATACTCAAGTGTGTCATTGTTTTGTTGAATAACTAACGGTGAACTACATTTCGGGCATATAGCATCCTTATCAGAAAGTGTCGGGTATACATCATGTTTGGCAGGCAATTCCTCGTTCTCTTGGCATAAAAAACACAGCTTTGTATCAGGCATCGATTCCAACCGAGGAAGAAGAATCGGCTTTCTGCATTTTTCACATGTTTTTATGTTTCTTAACGAAAATAAGTGCGTGTGTGACGGAGTATATAAATC